CTGCGGAATCCAGCCCTATCGAGCCTCACCGGGAAGCGCGAAACCCCCCGGATCCACGCGTGGATCTGGGGGGTTTCGGCGATCTATTGGGATCAGACGTCGTAGTAGAGCTCGAAGTGCGACCGCGTAGCCGTGACTAGGCGTGATTTGGAGTAAAGCACCTCTGACTAGCAGTTCAGCTGCTGATCATTGACGGTCGCTACCCGTCAGTGTTTGACGTCCTGGGGACTTTTCAGGGACTACCAAGATCAACAACCGAAGCGGCCCGACCAGTGCTGGAACACCGGCCGGGCCTGGAATCCCACTATGCGAGAGCGAGATCCCAATGCCCAAACCTACGACCCTTGCCACCGGCCAGCTCAACAAGTCCGACCAGCTCGACGTCGAGCTGCACCGGCCGGCGGACCTGCCGGCCTTCATGCTGATCAAGTGGCCGGCCGCGCCGTCCGTGGTTGCCCCGACGCCTAAGGCGATCGCCAACCTCACAGCCGCACTAGTGCGGACCCTGGCCGAAGCGCAGAGCAAGCTGGCCGCGATCCGAGCCGCCGGACGCTAGGAAAACAACGACCGGGACGCCTTTGGGGTCTTCTGCCCCTGGGCGTCCCGGCCTGTCTACCGGCGCAGGCCAGGTCTTAGCGGCCGAAAGGTGGAACCGCTCGCTGCCTTCGCTCCCAGCACCCGCGGACTCTCACAAAACGGGGGCTGGGTGACGTTGACGCCGACCATTTCCTATTCTCCCTACTAGGCTAGTAGGCTTTACTGCTGAGGCGCCACCTCTGAATACAGGAGATGAATGGTGCCCACCCTTGTCGACCGGCTACGCGAGCAGCGAACCACTGCCCGGACCGTCGCAGATGAGATTCTGACCCGCGCCGCCGACGACGGCCGCGACCTCACCCCCGACGAGCTGGCCGAACACCGCCAGCATGTGATCGCCGAACGCGAAGCCGCAGACGAGCTCGACGCGCACCGTGATCAGCAGATCGCCGAACTGCGGGCAGGCGCTGCCCGCAACGGTGCCCGCCCCGTCCTGTCCCGCGAGGCCGCGGAGACCGCCCGGGCGTTCCGGTCCGCGATCTTCGCGAAGAACCCTCAGCCGATCGAGGTCTACGCCTCCGACCTGGCCGACGAATGGCCGTCAGACGTGCCTGAGCCGCTCGGCCGCACCGGCCGGGTCCGGGTACACACCAGAGACACGTTGAAGTCGACCGCGACGCAGGCGATGGGTGTGGACGTTTACAGCCGGATCGTGCAGCACATGGTGGAAACCTCCTCGCTGATGGCGGCCGGTGCCACCGTGGTCACCACCGCCACCGGCGAAGACCTCGTCATCCCCAAGTCGACCGGGTTCGTCTCCACCGCGATCATCGGTGAAGGTGCGAGCATCACCGAATCCGACCCGACGCTTACCACGGTCACCCTCAAGAGTTTCAAGTACGCGAACTATTTCGAGATCTCCCAGGAGTTGGCGAACGACACCCCGACCAACCTGCTGGACTTCCTCGCCCGGCAGGCCGCCCTCTCCCTTGGTCTCGGCTCAACCGGATACGGCGACGACATCATCAACGGCGCCGGCACCACCGAACCGCGAGGGCTGCTGCTGGATGCCGCCACCGGCGTCACGGGCCCGGTAGGCACCGGCACCACCTTGGGCACGCAGGGCACCGCCAACCAAGGCACCGACGCCTTATGGAACCTGGTCGGGTCGGTGGCTGAGCCGTACGCCTCAGCGCCAACCTCAGCCTTCCTGCTGCGCAACGCATCCGACATCATCGTCCGCAAGCTCCGCGACAGCACCGGTCAGCCGGTGCAAGGTCTTGGTGAGCGTGGCCGCATCCTCGGCTACCCGTCCTACCTGGACCCGTTCATGCCCGCGATGGCCAACACCGCCGAGAGCATCGCCTTCGGCGACATGTCGAAATACTTCGTCCGCATCGTCAACGGTGTCCGCTTCGAACGATCCGACGAGTTCCGCTTCCAAAATGATCTTGTGGCGTTCCGCTGCATTCTCCGCCTGGACGGTGCACTGGTCGACACCGGCGCCGTCAAAACGTTCGTCAACACCACCTAGCTCATGTGGCCTTTCCGCAGGCGCACCGAGGACCGGGCGCTGTGGCAAGTGGGGGACGCCTACCCCGGACCGGCGACATCATCCGGTGTACGGGTCAATGCCGACACCGCCCAACGGCTGTCCGCGGTGTGGGCCTGCATCAGGTTGCTCTGCGACGTGATCAGCACCATGCCCTGCCATGCCTACGCCGCCGGGTCACGCGACCCGGTCGACCCCGCCCCGGCGATGCTGCGCTCACCCGCGGCCGGTGTGCCGTTCCACGACTGGATCGCTCAAGTCCTCCGCTCGCTGCTGCTGTCCGGCAACGCCTGGGGAATCATCACCAGCCGGGTCGGCGCCGGGCTGCGGCCGTCGCAGGTCGAGCTGATCGCTCCGCACCGGGTCACCGTCCAGGTCGCCACCGATGGCACCGTCACTTACCGGCTCGACGGCAGCGAAGTGGACCGTGACGACCTCTGGCACGTCAGGGCCTACCCGACACCCGGTTCAATCCTCGGCCTTTCACCAATCGGCTACGCCGCCCAAGCCGTCGGTGTCGGCATCGCCGCTGAAAAGTTCGGCGCCCAGTTCTTCGGCGACGGCGCCACTCCAACCGGCGTGCTCGCTACCGACCAGCGGCTCAGCAACGACCAGGCGCAGCAGTACAGCACAATATGGAACACCTTCTTCGGCAACCGCACTGGACAGCGCCGAGTCGCCGTCCTCGGCGATGGCATGCGATTCCAGCAGATCTCCGTGCCACCCGATGAATCCCAATTCCTCGAAACCCAGAAATTCACCGTGGCCCAGGTTTGCCGCATCTATGGCGTGCCACCGGAAATGATCGCCGCCGAGGCAGGCAACTCGCTTACCTATGCAAACGTGGAAATGCGTTCGCTGGACTTCCTCACCTATGCGATCAACCCGTGGCTGGTCAGACTGGAAACCGCCCTCACCGACCTCGTGCCCCGCGGCCAGTACTGCAAATTCAACACCGGCGGCCTTCTCCGCACGGACCTGAAATCCCGCTACGAGTCCTACGAAATCGGGCTGCGCGCCGGGTTCCTCACCGTCGTCGAAGTGCGCGAGCTGGAAGATCGCGAACCGCTGCCCGCCCGGCCGGCACTGGAGGCAGTGGCATGATCATCACCCGCGCCTACACCGCCGACCTGGAAGTCCGCGAACATCAACGCCAGATCGTCGGCATCGCCGTCCCCTACGGCGTGCAGATCCGGGTTGGCCGCTACGTCGAAACCTTCCGGCCCGGCGCCTTCGCCGAGGCCGACCCCGCACCGCTAACAGCGACGCACCCGCGCAGCTCCGACACCCTGCCGATCGGTGTCTCAGTGGAACTGCGAGACGAGCCAGACGGACTGCACGGCGTCTGGCGAGTCTCCAAAACCAGCCTAGGAGACGAGGTGCTCGAACTCATCCGAGATGGCGCGATCAGTGGACTATCGATCGGGTTTGTCCCGGTCACCGATCGCTGGACGCCAGACCGCAGCGGGGTCGAGCGGGTGCGCGCCCTGCTCGACCACGTCGCCGTCGTTCGTCAGCCCGCCTACCCCGACGCCCGCATCGCCGCCCTACGAGCAGCACAAGCCCGCACAGGGCCACTACTCAACCTCGCCAGGCTTAGACAACAATGAGCACCCTTGCTCGACCCTGCCTCGACTGCGGCGCCAAGATCAGCAGCGGTAGCCGCTGCGACAACTGCACACCAGCGAAGGCGAAGACTGCGGACCGTGGTTACGGCAGCGCTTGGGCGAAGCTGTCGCGCGCCGCCATCCGCGCCCATCCCTGGTGCACCGACTGCGGCACCCGCGGCAGCCGAGGCAACCCGCTAACGGGAGATCATCTCCGCTGGCCCGCCCGCAGCCTTACCGATGTCGAAGTGGTCTGCCGCCGCTGCAACAGCCGGCGCGGCGCGCGCCGCAAGATCAACACCAGTTTTGATCATGGTCTCAGTGACCCCCAACCAGTCGCGCAGCGCGTTACACAGCTGGGGCCAGTAGTCGCATGAAGGCAGGGCCGAAGGCCGCGCCGACCGGGCTTCCGCTTCCCCTCGATAGCCTTCCGAGCGACGGCGGCGCGCGCGTGAACGCCTTCATCGAGCGGTACTGCCGACTGCCGAAAGGCGGAAGCGGAAACCCGGCCGGTCAACCCATCGTATTGCGACCTTGGCAGCGTGAGATAGTCCACAGGCTGTTCGATCAGCCCCGGCCACGGCAAGGTTTGGTTTCTGTCGCCCGGAAGAACGGCAAATCGCTGTTGGGAGCCTGTCTCGGGCTGTATGGGCTGCTCGGCGACGGCGAGGAATCGGCCGAGGTGCTGATCGGCTCAGTAGACGAACAGACCGCGCGGGTGATCTTCAACTTGTGCCGCCGGATGGTCGAGCTGGACGAGCGGCTAGCTGGCGTTTTACAGGTGTTTCAGGGCCGCCTCTACCATCCGGCCACCGACAGCGTCCTGGAAGTCCTGCCAGGTACGGCGCGGCTGCTGCAGGGCCGCAACCCGAGCTTAGCGATCATGGATGAAGTCCACGTGATGGACCCGGACGCTTGGGATGCATTGGCGTTGGCCGGTGGCACCCGAGCTCGGCCGCTGGTGCTCGGCATCTCGACAGAGTGTGACGACGACCCCGACGCTTTGATGGCCCGGCTAGTTGAACATGGCCGCGCCGGTGGCGATCCAGACTTCTACTTTCGCGAATTCACTGCCCCGGCTGGCTGTGAGTTGACCAGCCGGGGCGCGTGGGCT